GGTCGATGCTATGCTAGACCCAACTGTAGCGAAAGATCCCAACTTGTCGGTTCTCAGTGTGCTAGTCTTGTATCTTTTCTGTGCAGTGGTGTTCTTCTTGTCAACCACACTCACACTGGAATCCTTTCCGAACCAATTGTAGTCCCAGAACCCAGAGTTCATGGCAAATGCATATTTTCCAGACAACCAAGAATCGTTCGTTCCTTCGGAATTGCTCTTTACTTTTGGTGTTCTGTTCAGTGAGAACCAAGGATCGCAGTGGGGATTCAACTTCACAATCCCGTTGAAATCGGTTATGATGTTTGAGTTGATGAAACGCGAACTGTTGTACTTGTTGTTCGCGAGGTATTCCTCTGTTGAATAGTTGAATGTGATTACTCCGTCGTTTGAAGTGAGACCAGCTGAAATGGTCACATCCGATGGAGTGTTCGTTATGTCGAACTCGTAGACATTGATGGGGGGCTTGAGTTCTTTTCTTTCCCTGTCGATGGAACAGTAGAAATCCCCGTTGAGGACATCGGAAGATTCCGTTCCTGCAAATTGATCCACAAGAATTGCTTTCTTTGCCCTCTCCAAACCAAATTGGTCGTATACTGGAGTGTTTTTTGCTTCCTGTTCAAGAAGTGTCAATGTGCTGTAGTATTCCAGATTTTGAATTCTTCTTTCAAGATCACCTATGTCTTTCATGGTGAATCTTCTGTTGTCCTCTTGAATTATGCTAAGATCATCTTCGTTGAATGTGTAGGGGTTCAACCTGATCTTGTACAGAGTCATTGCATTTGAACTATCTGCCGGTGGAACTGGGTTTTCGTTTGGTATTCCCTTCAGAACCTTGAATTGCTTGTCCTTCGTCAACACTATCTTGTCTATGCGAGGAAGATAGTAATCGTAATCGGCACTATGTTCGTAACCGTCGTATGGGAAAGATATGAAACTGTAGGGACCAGTGATGGAAAACGACGACTCGGTTCCTTTTCTCACTGGGCGGAAATCCAACGAATCCCTGAGAGACACTATCTTTCCAGAGTTCGATGTGAAGTTGGGTATGTTTTCATAATCAGGATAGGAAGAAGTCGTTCCTGCTCCGGCTTTCTGGCCTCCAACGAATGGGCCGTGGCCAGAGTGAGTGAAATAAGAAACATTCACGTCGAAACTGGTTATTCCTGGATTGGAAAGAATCTTTATTCTTGAGAAGTCGTAGAGTGTGTCTCTTTGGCCGGTATCCAATATGTATCCCGTCAAAGAAGGATCTGTGGAATTTATCGCATACACATCGGTCAGATACTCGGAACCTGTGTTGAAATAACTGTAGTAGTATCCGTCAGTGTCTGGTCCTGTGAGAGAAGCTGACACTGTGGTGGCGCCAGAACTCTTGGTTCTCAATGCTGAAACTGCACCTTGATTCTTGAACTGACAAGCAACGACTACGGTAGCGTTTCCGTTGAGTGTGCTTCCGTTCACGGTGGCATTCTGTATCGTGAGTTTCTTGGGGTCGTTTCCACCGTCTATCTTTATTTGACCTTCAACCTTTCCGTCCTTGGTGTATGCAGACACTATTTGGGAGGAATTCATGTCGTAGAATATTTCGGAAGACTGAATATTCGGACCTATTTGTTTTATCCCATTCAATCCTGGATAACTCTCGAAATCTGCACTCCAGCCTCCAGAAGAGAACTGTTGATCTTCAAGGATAAGATTGATCATGAAATCATATCCTGTGTATTCCTTTATGGTTTCACCAAAGGGAGATTCGAAGACCAAAGAGGTGTTTTCGGTTCCGTATATGTTGGGTGGATATTCTGCCAAGAAGAAAGCTGGGTTTCCTGTGTTTCCGTCGAGGAATATTCTCTGAGCGGTGTTTAGTCTTTTTCCTTCATTCAGAGTGAGTTCATCGAAGAATATCTTGTGGGTATCCACACTCAATTTCTGTATGTTTCTTATGGTTGCTGTTCCTATGGAATCTACCAATGCTCCACCCGTGAACTGCAAGGAAGACGATGTGGAGAAGAACGAGACATTGGAACCAGTGTATGAATTGAAATCCAAACCAGCTTCGAACGAAGGACCAGCGGCGACAAAGAATGGACTTGTGGTTTCAAACGAACTTGTCACTCCCCCCGTCCACCCATTTCCAGTTGCATATGGTGGGCCGATTTCTATAACCGAAAACTCCGTGGAAGTTCCCACGACACGAATTATTCTTGCTGTTATGGATGCACTTGCTCCTGCTGGACTCACATTTTCCAGATCCGATGCGATGGGAGCGAAGTAAAGAGTCGCCCCAGGCAGAAAATCTCTCGTTGTGGCATATTCACCAACGGTGAATCTTACACCATCCACTGTGGATGACACTTGACTGGTATATCCGTTCGACGAGTCGAAATATATTGTTTTGAGTTCATCCAGATTGAGTCCAGTTGCTCCGTTCTCTATGTTCGAGAACTTTGCCAAAACAAATGGACCGACTGAAAAACCATATTCTATGTCGTCATTTCCTTGTCTCACATGGGTTTCATCTCTTGCTCTGTCGATGTCCAAATATACTGAACCCTGAGTTTCAAATTCATATCCAAACACATAAGCTTTTCCACTGTCCAATTTCGCTTCAAGAAGTGAATCGGTATCTCCGGTCAACATGGTGATTTCAAATGGATCTACTATGTAGTGACCAGATTCGTCGTATGTTCTTCTCGCAAAAGTTTCTTCTATTTCCCCCAAATCGGGATACTTTTCCTTCTTTATCACTTCTCCGTCAACTACTCTTGCAAACTCGATGAAATCCGTTCTTTGGAATGGATCTGCTGCTAAGTTGTCGGATGAAGCTGTGATGGATCTTTGCGATATCACCAAATCTATCTTGAACCTATCGGAGCCTGGGGCATTGAAATTGAAGAATCCAGATGCAGGGTCGTTCAGGGAAGAATCCTGTTCCGATGTGACTATTGTCTTGTTGATGCTGAAACCGACACTACTGTTCGGGGTGGAAAAATCCACGGAAGAATCTGAATCCTGATATACTCCTATTCTCTGCGAGGAATGCGACACGAAATATCCATTTGTGTATCTGATTCCTTCGTCAACGAAGATAGCAAGTCCGTCAACGGAATCACCCGATGCACTTGCTGTGAAAGTCAATCCTTGGTTGGATCCCAAAATGGAGAAGTTTCCAGTTACTCCTTCTCCTGATATGAATTGATAAAAAATGACATCTTCGCTTGTTTGTGGATTCTTGGTTCCTGTTATGATTTTTGCGTATGAGGTTTCACCTCCAGGCAAACTGACTCCAACTATCTTGTCGTTCAATTCCCCAACGACTATTCCGCCACCCCCAGACAAATTGGACAATGTGGTGACTCTTGTCGGTATTTCTGTTATTTGACCCCCAAAAACCATGCTGCCGTCATCTAGCACAAAGTTTCCAAATCTCTCAATTTGATTTTGAAGAATGGATTGGATTTGAGTCAGCTCTCTCGCTTGCAAAGCATAACCTGGCCTGAAAAGTAGTTTCAGGTATTTCTTGCTCTCATCGAAATCATCATAATAAGGATCTATATTAAAAAAGTCTGGATCATATGACGGCATTTTTAACTCCTAAAATCCTATTACTAGGTTTATTTCTTCGTCTGTTTGATAATTTCTTTCTATCGGGGGGAAGTTTTGAATGTAAAGAATTTCTCCACTGCCATAAAGAATTTCGGGTTTTACAACATTATTTATTATCGCATACTTCGGTATCGATGAATCTGTATAATATGCAATGTAGTCTCCAACTTCGAAACTTTCTGGTTTAGCGCCGACAATCTTCAACGTTCCTAAGTTGTATGAAGATGGCGTGCTTCCAGTGGGACCGAGATCTGCGGTCCAATCGAAGCAATAAGCACTTCCCTTGAAGACGGTGTTGGTTTTTATTGAGCTTTCTGAAGAATCTTCGAATGAATAGACAATTTGATCTTGCTCAAATGTATCTTTTTCAAAAAACTCATTTACTTCCGATTGAATTTCCAATGTTGTTACTGTGGAGTAGGCATTTCTAAAACCTTCGTAAACAGGAATTCCTATCTGATCTATGGTGAATACTGAAGAATAAGTTCCATCTCTATCGAAAGCATAGACCTTTTCGTCTTGCTTGAATTTTCCGCGAACAGGACTTACCTTGACGGTTTTTGCATCTACTTCCAAAACCTTTCCACTAGCGTAAGAGGGAACTATCCCCAAAGATTTGTTTCCAACACCCACCAATATGTCTCTCGAATCCACAAGTTGAACAACTTCCTCTGCTTCAAGGGGGACATACTCCGTGTTTTCTTGTCCCGCTATTTCTATCAACTCAAACCCGTCACTGGGATCTATCAAAATTCCCGAAATATAATCAAAATCACCAACTGTTCCAGACAACCCATTGATTAAAAATTCGTGGGAGCTGTCATCTCCGATTAAAGTTTTACTCAAAACAACACCATCCAAAATTGCAGACGATCCAGTGATCGTCACATTACTTCCTTCCGTTATTCCAGAACCAACCCCTGCGACCGTTCTTATAATGGCAATCTTGTCTCGCAAGATCGGGTTCTTTATGAGCGCAATTTGGCGGAAATCATTCACAGCTTCAATTCTTCCGTTTTCGGAACCTTGAAAACTTGTCTTTATGAGTATTCTTGAAGCGCCCAATTCGGAGGGCCCATTGCTTCCATGTCCGTTGGGTGGCGACAAACTGAGTGAGAATAAATCATTTGGAACTTGAGTCGAAGAATTGACAGCTGTCAATCCTTTGGGGACAAAAGCTCGAGCATATGTGTAGTTTTTTCCGATGTCTATCAGATCAACCCCATTCACGACAAAAGTGGGTCCTAGAGTGAATGTAAGTAACCCAAGAGCAGATTTCAAATTTGAATTCCCTGCTGCTGTGGGACTTCTGGCTTCTCCGTCTCCTACTATCGTCAATTGGGGAATGATGTTTATGGCACTTTTAGTTTCCTCCAAAGAAGTGAAAGCAGACAATCCTTCGTCAAGAGGATCCACTTCAATAACCAAATATTTTGATCCACCAAGTCTCACTGCTTCACTTGATTTGATGACTCTACTTTGACCTTCGCCAGGACCATCTATCACATAGAAAACCATATCTCTAAGTGAATTTTCTGTGTTGTTTGAGCCGAAATAATCCACCCTGAATGAAGTTGCTCCTTGGGAAACCTGTTCCCCAGGATAGATAGCATCTTCAATGCCCAATATGGAATATCTATCGTCGTATGTTATCAACCCATTGTATTCTGTATTCAAATATATTGAACTTATTGATCCAGGAACAGCATTGTCCTGAACACTCTTCGTCTTCAGATACTCAGTTTCAGATACATTCGGTTGAAAATCTATGTATCTTATGGGTATGTAGCTATCTTCTTGGCTATTTCTTCCATCGACTGAAAATTTCAATTCATCCGCTGGGCTTAGTTGATAAATCAACTTCCATTTATAGCCGTCTCCAGTGTCGAAAATCTCCAAACCAGTACTGCTCGGTTTGTACAATGAACCACCTATTTGGGATGTTTGACCACCAGAAAGACCGGCATTGTTTTCTATGCATTTATATACACATCTGTTGTCCGAATTGTAGACATGGAAAATTTTCTCGGGGTCTTCAAACATGTTTTCCGTATATCTGTATGGGTAGTATACTCTGTTTTGTTCCCATTCGTTTTTGGGTATCAAAATTGCTAAATCATCTCTATTGATTTTTTTCATTCCCACACAAGATCTCCAAAAATCATATTTTTCCAGATCATTATCTTCGGGAACTGGGATGACCAAATCGTTTCCCTGTGGTCTGCCTGCTGGAGAAAAGAATCCAGTGGAGGAATTGGTTGTGGTTTTACTGGACCACGGAATGGGATTACCAAATGCTATGAACCAAGAATTTTCGTTCAAGTTCTGCAATGAATCCAATAAAGAATTCACAACTTCTTTTTTTAAATTTGTAGATAGACTTATGCAACTAGCCATTTATTAAATCCCTTTTAATCTTGCTCCAAGCATCCTGTTGAGTATCTGCAATCATATGTGCATGTATCACTGTTTATGAAATCCCCAATCGAAATTTTCTTGAATTCTGAAGTTTTTGCTCTATAAAGTAATACAGCCAAGTTTTTGGAATCTTCATTATTTAGTATCTCATCCAACCATTCTATTTGTTGTGCGGAAGTTCCCCCATTTTCCAGAGACAAATTCCATTCCCGCCAACCAGAACTCGATTGAGTTGTTCCTGGATCTGGGGCGGTTATTCCATAAAAATCCCCCAACTGATCTTCATAGATATTTACTGTGGATCTGTTTATTGTCAAATTTGGGTGGTTGAAAACGACCCAATAACTCGGTTCGAAGCCAAATGGGAGATCCCCTGAAAGGCAAGTTGCTCCATCCACAAACGGAAAACCAGAGGATACGGGGTTTCCACTTACTCCATTTGGTGTGTTGTTTATTATGATGTTGTCGTGATCCAGTGGCGAATAGCATTCACCAGCAAACCAAGATCCCAGATTGTCGTAAGTGATGAATGTATATGGAGCGTAATTTCCTATTCTTTTCGTTTCTTTTCTTGGTATGTTCAGTATCGTGTTGTCTTCACTCAACAAGCATCTTTGAATCAATATTTCCGAAAACAACTCTGTTCCAGCTGGATGCAACAGAGTTTTGACCAAATCCTTGTATCTGCTCAAACTAAGTTCTGATCTTATCACATAGGAGTACTCTTGATATTTTCTGTTGTCTTGGAGGACCATGTTGGAACTCAAGAGTCCCTTGGTGCCTATGTAGAATTTGTTCTTGTTGAATATAGAACCGAAGTTCGCGGAAGCACCGAATCCAGTGCCACCAGTTGCACCGAGTTGATCTATTGGGTTGGTTGCCGATATTCCACAGTTTGAATCGTTTACATTAACACCAGGATCTGAAATAAAAACTTCAAGGACTCTTCCAGAAAAGTTGTCTCCACCCGAGGATGCTTTCAGGACATAAGCTTTTGGATAGAATGTATTGATGTTGCTTGAAAGTTCATTGAAGTTTATTTCTTGACCTGGTTCATATCCTGTCCCTTGATTTTTTATCTCTATGTTGGACAACACGGAATATATTTTCCCGTAGTTTGTCCCAGTTGTGTAATCATATACCTCATTTTCCTCCGAGAAGGATCCATATATCTCCTCAAGTGTCAACTCCACTACGGTATTCATTCCCTTTTTGTATTTGATTTGGTTCGTGACTCTTGCTTGAGCTAAAAGGGTCGAGAAAACATTTGTGTTGTCAACTCTTTGGGACAGTATTTTTCCAACGAGATAGTCACTGGTGTACGGCTTGATGTACATCTTTCTCTCGGATATCCATCTTCCGTCCGAAAGATTCATTATGAAGTCTTTTGGATAGTAAATTTCTATCTCGGAATTGTAGAGAATCCTGAATAAGAACCTATAGGAACTTTCTATGCCTTTTGCCTTGTAGAAATTCCTGATGTTTTTTATCAATTTCCTAGCATCCACTCTTTCGCCTGTTTCTTGGTTTATTGCCAAGGAAATTGGAAATGAGGACAAGTAAGTTTTCTGAAAGTCTTCTACGAACAGATCCAATGATTCGTCTATGTCAAATACATTGTCAACTTGACTGGTTATTCTTATCTTGTCTGTATTTGAATCCAACCAATCATAATAAGCTTCAAGAAAAGCAACGAAAGTAGAATGATCTTCTCTTACGAAACTCGGAAGTTGATTTTTAATAAAACTTCTTAGTTTTACTTTTCGATTCATTTCATATTCTCGTAGTTGTTATTGGGGTCAATGATACATTTACGTTTTCTGGATCTATCTCAAGTATGGTGTTTCTCTTGGAGAATATGTCTTCGTCGAAGGGCTTTGCGAATATTGTAATTTCATACGCTTCCAAGGAACTTGGAAGAAGGAATGTGGAACTTTTCAAATCTATCTTCCCAGTTTCATAGTTTATGGTCCCATAGTTTTCTACGAGAAGAGTGTCATCTGATCTTTGGTATAGGGAAATTTTTCCTCTGCCGTTGTCCTTGAAGTATGCTGCAACAGATGGAAGATTCAAGGAATTTTCTCCCTTTCCGAAGGTGAAGAATGTCGATGAATTTATGTAATTGTTTGCAGACAACTCCGTCAATTTGTTTTCGAATGAGACCGAATAAGTGAACTTACTATTGAATATTGGTGTGAATTTCTTGTAGAATGATATGTCTATGGTGCAACTCTTCAAGGAGGTGTCTATTTCGAGAAGATTTTTTATCATCTGTGCAGAGTAGAAGTTCTTTTCGAAAGCAGAGAGATTTTCCACACCAAAATCTCTGATGTAGGATATAGCTGTATCCTCTATGATACTCACCGAAGTACTGAGTTCATTATCCTTGTACTTCAAGTTCACACTTGGTGTTATGAATATGTATTCGGGGTCTCTTATCCTTGGAGTGACAGTGACCACATTTTTTCTTGCGAGGATGTTGTTCTCCAAGTTTATTTTCTCTTGCGTGGTGATAAAGAATCCGACCACAGGCCTCACTGAGATGAAAACCTTTCCGTACTCGGGTGGGTCGTTGTCTTCTCCTCCCCAAGCATGAATGGACTTTATGGATCCAGAATAACTTTGCTGTAGCAAAGCTATGTAATCATTCAATGTCACAGCTCTATCCTGAGTCTCGTAGACCTTTGGTGCATAATACCGAATCGAATCTCTCGTTTCCTTTTCCTGACCACCCGATGCTGCCATTGGTTTGTTGAAGGAATTTCTTTTTACACGAACCTCCCTAGAAAATTGTATTTCATCCTCTTGGTTTCTCAAATATGAAAAAGATGGATTTGAGGGTGGGTTGTCGGTTATTCCTGCACCGTTGGACTCTTCTCCCGAACAACTTGCATATGTGACAAGTATTATGTTTCCGTTCTCTATGGATCTTCCCAATACTCCGTCTCCGAAGTATATCTCAAATTTTCCATCGTATGTTTCTTGAACGAAGAACACCCTGGATCCGACATCGTTTTCCACTATGTTTACGGATCTTCTCCAAGGTTCAACTATTCCCTCAGATTCATTGAATGAACTTTTCACGAAGACGACGATGGATCTATCATCCACATTTATGTCGGACAAAATAAACTTTTGACTTTCATTCGATGCGTTCACGACGAAAGTCTCGGTTTTTAATTTTCCTTCTCTCAGTAGAACATCTCTTGCTACTATTATGGGATCACCATTGCTGTCCTGACCTTCGTATCTGAAGTAGTATGTTCCCGTCGAGTAGAAAAAGTAGTTCTTATCCCCAAAGGATGTCGAGAACAGTTCTCTCTCCAATATTCTCACGCTCCTTGAATTGACTAGAGTTATCAATTCATCTTCTCTACTTTGCGGGGAAAGATAAACATCGACCACTATTTCAGAGCCTCTTCTGCTTCTTGGGGAATACCCCAAGGACTTGGCGAGAGAAACAGCGGAGCTTCTCAAGACACAACTATCCAAAAAGGCTTCATTTGCCAACATGTTGGCATAGAACCCCATGTGGTGGGTATTGTATGCAAGAACGTCCAACAGTATGGACATTCCAGAACCTTCAAAATCGTAGTCCTTGAATACATCTTGATTGCTTAGATACAGTTTAAGATCTTCTTTGATTGTACTGAAATCTAGACTTTCTATCGATTGAAGAGTTTTATTTGAAAGTGCCATGTGTTATCTCACTCTCTCTAGGTTTAATTCCAAGGTGTTCACCTCGGGAAGATTTCTTGCTCTGAAGTATATTCTTATTCTTAGATTGTTTTGGTCTTCCTGTTCTATCACCTCCACGGAAACTTCATCAAGTCTTGGTTCATTGTTTGCAAGCAATTCTTCTATTCTGTTTGCTAAAGTCACAATTTGAATGGAACCAAAATTTTCAAACAACAATCTTCTTATTCCCGCGTCCATGTCGGGTCGAAAAAGTCTTTCATTTCTGCCTGTGAAAAGTAGATTTCTGAGAGATCTTTTGATGGATTCCTCGTCATATTTCAGGGAAATGTCATTCGTCAATGGATTTCTGATGAAATCCAAATCTAGATCTGAATATTTTTTTTGTCTCAACAAATTTATTTTTCCTTACTTATTTCGAATTCTATTTGAGAACGAACCAAAGTGAATATGGACTCGAAATCCTCGACATATGAAACTTCGGAACCCTCGTTCCATTCCACTTCTATGAATCCAATTATTAGATCAT